AACCGCAGCCGTCTTCGGAGAATGGACCGAGATCAGGTCCAGCTACGAAGGCCATTTCTTCGAGCGGTTCATGCCGGGAGCGTTCAAGAAGACGATCTCGGAGAACAAGAGCAAGATCCGTTGCCTGTTCCATCACGGACAAGATCCCTCGATCGGGTTCAAGCCGCTGGGTCCGATCACGAAGCTCGCTGAGGAGAGCGGCGGACTCCGCTACGACGTGCAGCTTCTCGACACCGACTACAACCGCAGCCTGATCCCCGGCCTCGAGGCTGGCCTCTACGGGTCCAGTTTCCGGTTCGGTATCGTCCGCAAAGACGACGTCCGTTCGCCGAAGCGGTCAGCGTGGAATCCGAAGGGCATCCTCGAGCGGACGATCAACGAGTCCTATCTGCGAGAGCTCGGCCCGACGCCTCTGCCCGCCTATGCGGGAACGAGTGCCGGCGTCAGGAGCCTCACGGACGAGTTCGTTCTCGGCCGCTTCCCGACAGAGGAGCTGCTCCGTCGGCTGCTCGGCGGCGAGGACCCGACAAGGGCCGACATCGAATCGGTGTCGATCCTCACCCAGATGTACCAGTTGGGTCAGGCGTTCATCTCAGTCGAAGATGATCCCGATGACGCACCCGACATCGCAGCCATGAACACGATCCTCAACAGCCTCGGCGACCTCATCTCCGTCGAGGCGAAAGAAGACGAGCAGGATGAGCCTGCCGACGCAGACGAGATGATGAACAGCGCCGAAAACGCTGTGACCGCACCCTCCGGCGACGCCGTCCTGACGGGCACGTCCGAACTATGGAGAGCCGCAGACAAGGACGAGTCGACCCCGCTCTGGGGTCTCGAACGGGACGAAGAGGAGGTGGCGCCGTCATGGCGTCTGTAAGCCAGCTTCGGGAGAGGAACGAAGAGATTCGTTCCGACTTGAAGGACATCGAAGTCGAGAACGCCGGAGAGGCGTTCGACGACGAGACCCGTTCTCGGTGGAACGGCTTGAACGAGGAGTTGGTCGGCAACGACAAACTCATCGACGAGCTGGAAGCACGCCGAGCACGGATCGTAGAACTGGAAGGCAACGACCGCAACACCGAGGTCGAGCCGACCAGGGGGCCGCAGTTCAACACGCGGCGCCAGTCGGTCGTCCCTGACGACCCGACAGCACTTGAGGAATACCGCGCACGCTCCACCTCGCTCGACGAGTTGGAGCAGGGCTACCGTGACGGTGCCCTCAAGATCATCGACGAGCGGTACCGTCATGCCGTCTCCGGTGTCAACCGCGAGGACGCGCAGGCGGACGCCGAGTACCTCGTCGGTATGGACCAGGAAGTCGCACTCAGGTTCATCACGACTAGCAGCAAGAAGTACAGCAAGGAGTTCGAGACGTATGTCCGCACGCAGGGCATGGTCGTCGGACAGGAGATGCAGCGCACCGCGTCACTGACGACGACGGCCGGCGGGTACGCCGTCCCCGTCGAGCTCGACACGACGCTGCTCTTGACGAACGCCGGTGTCGTCAACCCGATCCGCGGCCTCGCCCGGACGAGGACGACGAACGTGAACACCGTCGACTTCATCAACACGGCGGGTGCCACCGCCATGTTCACCGCCGAGGCGCAGGAGGCCGGAGACGACGCACCGGTCCTCGCACAGCCGGTCGTGAACATCGAGAAGGCGATGGCGTTCATCCCGATGAGCATCGAGATCGCGGAGGACTGGGCAGGAATCCAGCAGGACATGGCGATGGTCTTCGCGGACGCGAAGAACACGCTCGAGTCCCAGAAGTTCCTGACCGGCCTCGGACACGCAGCCCACGAGCCGCAGGGTCTCATCGCGGTTGGTGGTGCGACGGCGATCACGAAGACGGCGACCACGGCAACCTTCGCGGTAGCCGACCTGTTCTCCCTCGACAACGCGCTCTCGCCGAGGTACCGGCCGAACGCGACCATCGTCGGCAACAGGGCGACGTTCCAGAAGGTGCGCCAGTTCGCAAGCAACGGCGTGAACATCTGGGTCCAGTTGCAGGGCAACCTGCCGCCGGAGCTGATCGGCTACCCGGCAGCGGAGTGGTCGAGCATGAGCGGAGCAGTCACGACGTCGAACTCGACGATCTTGATCGTCGGCGACTTCAACTACTTCGCCATCGTCGACCGCGTGGGCATGAACATCGAGTTCATCCCGCACCTGTTCGGCAGCATCAACCGCTACCCGACCGGGCAGCGTGGACTGTTCATGTACTGGCGGACAAGCTCGCAGGTTCTCAGCCCGACGCTGAGTGCCAACTCCGCCTTCCAGTCGCTGGTCGTGCTCTAGAAAACGACAGCGGATCGTGCGGGTCGGTCCGGTCCCGGGGCCGACCCGCAACCCACCGGGATAAGGAGGCACCAGAATGGCAAGGCCAAGGAAGACAGGAAAGGTCTACATCGCGAACCAGTCGTTCATTATGAACGTTGACGGGATCGACAAGGCGTTCCACGAGGGACGCACGCGCGCCTACGAAGGCGATGAGGCGCTCGAGCGGGCACCCGACTACTTCGACGAGCTCGCCGACGTCGACCAGGCACAGTCATACGCATGAACAACAACACCGGGACAACTAAGCGGAAGATCCTCTGGCATAGCGTCTGCCCATGGGTGCCCACAGGCTACGGCCAGCAGACCGCTCTGTTCGCGCCACGGATCGCCGCCCTCGACAACATCGACCTCGCCATCAGCAGCGGGTTCGGCCTGAACGGCGGCCCGATCAAATGGGGCGGCGGAATCCACATCTACGCCGGCGAGGATTGGAACCGAACCGCCTACCAGTGGGCCATGCACCACGGCCAGGGCCAGCCTTGCACGATGATCACCCTGTTCGACGTATGGCCGCTCGACCCTGAGACGTTCCGGGCCATCGACCAGCAGGGCCGTCTCGCGTGCTGGTGCCCTGTCGATCACAACCCTGCTGTCCCGGCGGTCGTGAACTTCCTCAAAGAGACGGGTGCTGTCCCGATCGCGATGTCGCGGTTCGGAGAGTCCGCTCTACAAGATGCAGGATTGGATCCTCTCTACGTCCCGCATGGCGTCGACACAGAGATGTTCACGCCGCGCGACCGAGGCGAGATGCGGAAGCTCCTCAACTTTCCGGAGGACGCCTTCGTCGTCGGCATGGTCGCGAACAACCAGGGCCAATCGCCGGCACGCAAGGGATTCAGTGAGGCGTTCCTCGCGTTCTCGATCTTCCAGCAGTCGCACCCGGACGCGATCCTCTACCTCCACTGTGAGATGAGCGGCTTTCGCAACGGCCTGAACCTGTACCGGATGCTGGAACGGTTCGAGGTGAACGACGAACAGGTCAGGTTCACGGAACAGGTGAACCTCGAGCACGTCTTCCCTCCCGGCGCCTTGTCCGGGCTCTACAACTCGTTCGACGTGCTCCTCAACCCGTCGTATGGCGAGGGGTTCGGTATCCCGATCGTGGAGGCGCAGGCTTGTGGGACTCCGGTGATCGTGACGGACTGGACTTCGATGCCGGAACTGGTGGGTGCGGGTTGGAAGGTTGGCGGTGTCCCGTGGGATCATCCGATGGCCGAGTCGTTCTGGATGAAGCCGGATGTCGACGGGATCGTCGCTGCGCTCGAGACCGCCTATGTGACGCGCGGCGATGAGACGTTGCGCGCGGAGGCGCGCGAGTTCGCACTCCAGTACGACGTCGAGAAAGTAATGACCGACTATTGGGTGCCTGCGTTGGAGCGGATTCATGCGCCGCGTGAGGTGAAGCCGATCGGCCCGAACCGGGCTATGCGGCGCGCAAAGGAAAGGGTGAAAGCCTGATGGCGAAGGAAATCTGGCTGCCCATCACAGAGACGAAGGTGACGGTGCAGGACGGCAAGGTCACGACATGGCATGAGATGAAGATGACGCCGCACGCAGTCTCGACGCCGACAGGATTCCAGAAGCCGAAGGACGACGAGGATGCCTCTTAACATCAGCGGCACCGCCAACCTCATCGTCCCAGTCGTACTCGTCGGCAAGCGGAGACCGAGATGAAGATCGCGGTCCTTACCTTGACGCGCGACCGGCTCGCCTACACGAAGGTGTGCTTCGCATCACTCCACGAATACGCAGGCTGCGAGTTCGATCATTACGTCCTCGACAACGGCTCCGATGACGGCACACAACACTGGCTCGACGGAGAATTCACCGACGACCGCATACACACCCTGATCCTCGAACCCGAGAACATCGGCCGCTGCCGCGCCATGCAACAACTCACCGACCTCTGCGCCGACGACTATGACGTCATCGTCACGTTCGACAACGACTGCCAACTCACGCAGCCGAACACGATCCGTGACCTAGCTCGTCTAGTCGAAGAAGGAGGCTGCATCCTCTCACCGCGCGTCTTGGGTCTCAGGAACCCGCCGCAGCCGATGCGCGACCTCGTCATCGGAGATGAGGTCATCCAAGACGTGCCGCAGATCGGCGGCATCTGCATGGCGATCCCAGCCTGGGTTTTCGACGAGTTCCGCTACGACCAATCCCAACTCATGTATGACGACGTCCATATCTGCGGCTGGTTTCGCCAGCAGGGCGGCACATGCGGATACGTCAAACGGTTGGAGTGCTGGCACTACGAGACAACGGACGGCCAGCACGAACGCTACCCCGAATATTTCGAGCGGCGCGTCCTCGAGGGAGGTCCCGCGTGATCGTTGTCGATCTTGGCTGCGCCAACCACGACAACATCGTCCCATCCCTCGAACGTCTCGTCGAGATGTTCCAGCCCGAGTTCATCTTCGGATTCGACCCGTCACCTCGCCTGGACGCGAACGTCAAAGAGGTAGCTGGCGTCCCCTGCCAGCTCGAGCAGAAGGCTGCGTGGCTCTGGGATGGAGAGGTTGGCTTCCACGACGACAACACGGGCTCTCACATCGGTGGTGCTCGCGGAGTTCCCTGCTTGGACTTCTCGAAGTGGCTGCTCGCTCTCGGTGAGCGCGTGACCGTCAAGATGGACATCGAGGGTGCGGAGTGGGCGCTGCTCACCCAACTCAAGGTGACCGGCGCCGATTCTCTAATCGACAAGATGCTCGTCGAGTGGCACAAGCCGCTGTTCGATAACGAGTTCGGATTTTCATGTCCTGTCGAAACCTGGGAGTGGTGACGTGATCTTCGACAGCGACGACCTGTATGAAGGCCACGACCGCATGGACCTCCTCGAGAAACTCCATGACGCGAACCCTCTGTTCCGCATGACAGCGTTCGCTATCCCGGCAAAGTGCCCGCGCACCTACCTCGACTCTCTGCCCGACTGGATCGAGACTGTGCCGCACGGCTGGCTACACGGAGACCCGGGATATGACGGAGGTGAGTGCCGCGACTGGAACTACGACCAGATGACTCAGGTTCTTGATCAGCTTGAGAACAATCGCCGCTGGACCCGTGGCTTCAAGGCTCCCGGCTGGCAGATCAGCGATGAATGCTATGAGGCTCTCGAGGACTACGGATGGTGGGTCGCAGACCAGCCGTACAACGACGAGCGCCGACCGGAAGGACTCCGCGTTCACCGCCTCGGTGATGGAGACCACATCCATAGCCATGTCCAAAATGTCTGTGGGAATGGCCTTGAGGAGACCTGGGACTATCTGGTTGAGCGCGTCACGAACGCCGAGTCCTTCGAGTTCATCAGCGAAGTCGTGCAGCCGTTCGCGAAGGTGACGGCGTGAGGATGGTCGGAGGGGCCGGGTTTCCCCAGCCCCTCGTTAGTTGTAGCCTCGCCCAGCCTACGCGGAGCCAAGTCCGGACCCGCCAGGACGGGCCTTGCCATACCCCGTCACGGAGAGTCAAGCCGAGTCGGGCCGAGTCCAGTCGTGCCCAGATACGTCCAGCCATGACCAGACGAGCCTGGTCGGGTCTCGCCAAGGAAGGACACGCCTTGACTTGGCTAGGAGAGCCGCTCCTCGCCTCGTCGGGCCATGCCGAGCCGGGCCAGGACTTACCAAGCCTCGGAGAGACCAGTCTCGCCCCGCCTCTCCGCACCAGGCCGAGCCTTGGTTGTTTACAGAGCCTTCTCAACGCGCTTCTTGCGCTCTTTCCCGTTCGGATGATTCATGCCGTGCGTCAAGTCCTGAGACTCGATCGCATTGACACCCGTAGCGGCAGCCATCTTCGACCGTACCGCATCCAACACATCAGGCGCGATGAAGTCGGCAGGATCACCGATCAACTCCGCCGAACCCTTGAACCGGCCAAACCGCGGCCGAGCATCACCCAGCCCCTTGTACATGCCGGCCTCCTTGGCGATCAGGTTGACCGTGTCGGGATCGAGGATCGTCAGGTCGAGTTCCAACTCGAGACTGACGGACCAGTCGGTGAAACACGGCCGGGTGCGGATCACGCGGCTCTGACCGACACTCACGCCCTTGCGGGAATGGAACAATCCCGACTTCCAGAGTTCGTCAGCCGACTTCGGGCCATCGTAGGTGAGGAGAGTCTCCTCTTCGACGGGAACGATTCCGGCAACAATGTGCTTGCCCAGCTTGTGCCGGGTTGCTCCTTCCTGGAGACACCGGATGATGTTCCAGGTCGGGATGTACGGATCGGACTGCTCGCCAGCAGGGCCGTTGTCGACAAGCCAGTAGCCGCCGCCGATGAACTCGCGGCGAGCGACTTCCTCATGGTCCCGTTCGGTCTTCTTCCGCTTCCCCGTCAACTCCGCGAGGGACTTGGTGTACGGGTCGAGCGGATCCGCGAGCCGCTCGTTGTGCATGAGCAGCGGACTGCCGTTCACGGCGGATGCGCCGTCGAACGTGACACGGATACGTGCCATGGTCTAACCTCAGTTCTGCCGGTGGCTGTGACTGTGAGGGTTCCGGTCACCGGCGTTTCCCGGTTCCGCGGCGGACACTACAACAATGTAGGCGCGCTAGTCAAGGGTGCTGCGTGAAGAACAGTCCGCGGCTCGCAGGGATCCGCAACGAGATCGCGATCCACGTCCGCCGTATGTCCGTGATGGACTGGGACGAGCGCCAGAAATACCTCGAGACGCTGATCGGTCCGAAGACGCAGAGTGCGAGCGAAGCCGACGTCCGGGCCCTGCTGATGACAAGGTTGAGGGAGTTGCAGCTTTGGCCTCGCCGCTAGACATCGTCCTCCTCCAATGCGGCCTCTCGGACCTCACTGTCCGCTGCCTCCGCAGCATCCCACGCGACTACCGGATCATCCTCGTCGACAACGGCAGCCCACAAGAGGACGTCGAAAAGGCGAGAGCGGAGCTGCTACCAGACGACACGATGATCCTTCTCCCTGAGAACTACGGGTTCGCGAAAGCGATGAACATCGGGATCATGGACACCACCGCACCGTTCGTCTGCATCCTCAACAACGACACCGTGATCGCCGACGACGCATTTGACCGGATGATCCATTACATGGAAATTGACCGTCATCTTGGACTCATTGGGCCAAAAACCAATCGCTGCGAATCGGAACAGAGGGCTGAGGGACCCGGGCCTCCTGGATGGTGCTATACGAATGGTCTGATCGCGTTCTTCTGCACGATCATCCGCCGCGAAGCACTCGACGACGTTGGCATGTTGAGCGAGGAATACGGACTCGGCTACGGAGAGGACGATGACTACTGCATCAGGATGCGGCAGGCCGGCTGGAAGCTGGGGATAGCGAACGACGCATGGGTCGACCACGACCATCACGCGACGTATCTGGTAACGATCGGCCAGGAGGGCATGGACCGCGAAGGACAGCAGGGGCACGACATGCTGCGCCAGAAGTACGGGTCGGCGGTTTAGGTGGTTCGGATAAGCGTGATAATCCCGACGCTCGGCCGTGACTCTTTGGCTGCCGCGAAAGCGAGCGCCGTTGTTGCCGACGAGATCATCGTGATCGAGAACCAGGATGGAGACCACGGCTACTCGGCACGCACCAGAGGCATCCAGCAGGCCACAGGAACGCATCTGGCGTTCCTCGACGACGACGACGTCTTCCTACCGGGGGCGGCAGAGTTGATGCGTGACGCGGCTTGTGAGGAGCCGGTCATCTTCCGCATGGACCATCCACGGCACGGCGTCCTATGGCGAAACAAGAGTCTCGAGTTCGGCAACGTCGGGACTCCCATGTTCCTCGTGCCGAACCGACCCAAGGAGTTGGGCGAATGGAAGGAACACGCGCCAGGACTAGCGGAACCGGGCGGCGACTTCTCATTCATCAGCGGGTGCGTCGAGAAGATGGGTGGCCTGGTGTGGCGCGAAGAGATCGTCTGTACCGTCAGACCCGACTTCCAGACGATCAGCATCGTCACACCGTGGCTGAACCACATGGAATTCGCGGACGCTTACCTCGCCGCCGCGAACAGGCGCAGTCACCGTGACGAACTCCTGGTCATCGACGACGGATCGTTCCCGGCTCTGCCGTTCGCGGAGATCCGCACCGAAGAATCACATGGATTCGGCGAAACATGCAACCGCGGACTAAGAGAGGCGGCCTCAGACATCGTCTTATTCCTCAACAACGACGTGATCGCACGAGACTCAAGTTGGCTCGAGCCGATCCGTGAATCAGTCGAACCCGGTGTTCTAGTCGGAGCCCAGCTGCGTGACGACCCGCACGGAAGAGTCGACGGAATACCGATGCCCTACCTGGATGGTTGGTGCATCGCCGGCATGAGAGAAGACCTCCTCGAACTCGGCGGGTTCGACGAAACATTCGAGAAGCCTGGATACTGGGAGGACAATGACCTCTGCCTCCGAGCTCGCATGGCAGGAATGACGCTCCGCGAGGTCCGAGTACCACTCCATCACATCCGCAACGGAACACTGAAACCCACCGACCCTGCTGTGATTCGCGCTGGGTCTGCGAACAGGGAACGGTTCATGGCGCGAGCGAGGGAGGCGCTGACTCTTGCCAACTAACTACATCACCAGCACCCAGTTGAAGAATACGCTTGAGATCGGGACGGCCACCTACGCAGACGACGACATCACTACCGCCATCTCGGCCGCTAGCCGTGTCGTCGACGCCTATAAGGACACGAAGTTCTATCCGGTGGCAGAGACGCGCCGCTACACGGCAGACGTCAGCGAGTGCAGCATCCAGATTGACGATCTCGTGACGCTTACCGCGTTGAAGGTGGACATGCAAGGCGACGGCACCTACGACACAACCTGGACGGTCGACGTGGACTTCTACCTCGAGCCGATCAACGCAGCCCTTGACAGCAGGCCGTACAACCAAGTCACGCTGCGCACGCAGGGTGGTGACATCTGGCCGCCGTTCGACTACGGGGTACAGGTTGGTGGCACGTTCGGCTGGTCAACCGCTCCATATCAGGTGACACAGGCGACAACGATTCTCGCGGGCCGCTACCTGAAAAGGGCACGCGAGACCCCATACGGGATCCTGACGGTCGGTACTGATGCGATCGCTGCTGCGCGGCTGGGCAAGATCGACCCTGACGTCAGCTTCCTCCTCGATAACCTCGACGCGGACGAGCCACTCCTCATCCTGTGAGCCTCGAGGTCTCCCAGATCCGTGCTGGCATCGTCGCGAACATCAAGACGACGATCGGATCCACCGCTCAGGTGACCCCGTACAGGAGCCAGTCGCCGACGCCGCCTGCGATCATGGTCACCGGATTTGGTGAACTCATCAAGGTTGCGTTCGGATCATGGCAATGGGAGTTTCTTGTCCAAGGACTCGCTGGCTCACCAACGCAGGAGTCGGCGCAGATGCGATTGGACAGTTGGCTGTCGCCGCTGGGAGCGACGAATATTTGGACGGCGATCGAATCCGACAAGACGTTGGGCGGTATCGTCAACAACGCCATCGTGACTCGTTGCGATGGCGCCCAGTTCATCGAGACGCCTAGTGGTGAAGTGCTTGGGTCCACTTGGCATATCCAGATCGAGCTCTAACCGGGACGCATGTGCATATCCATCCATAGTCCCGAAGGGAGCTGACCGTGGCAAAGTTTGCCGCAACCGATGTTCTAGTGCTGATCAACAGCCAGAACATCAGCGACTGGTGCGTGTCCGTCGACACGCCGGATGCACGCACCCAGATCGACGTGTCGGGGTTCAATCCGACC